GTAAGAAAGCCCGTGAAAATTCTGATTTGAATTGGACACTTATCTTTGATACCATGTCAGAGATTCGTAACGACATTGCAGCACACTTTCCGTACAAGGTTATTCACCTTGAGCATTCTGAAGCTGATGATGTGATTGCTGTTCTTGCCAAGTGGACTCAGACGAATGCCTTGGTAACACAGGGTTTGTTTGAAGAACCACAGAAGGTTTTGATTCTTTCATCTGATGGTGACTTTATCCAGCTGCAGAAGTGGGATAACATTAACCAATATTCTCCGATGCAAAAGAAACAGATCAAAGCCAACAAGCGTGAAGTCTATGAGAAATATATTACTCACGTTGTTAAGGCAGGTGACGATGGTATTCCAAACATCCTAAGTAAAGATGATGTGTTTGTCATCGGCGAACGTCAGAAGTCAGTTAGCGCCAAGCGTCTGGCTGAGTTCTTGGAAATTGGTTATGATGCTTGTAAGAATGATGATGAGCGTCGCAACTGGCATCGTAATGTTCAACTGATTGATTTTGAACAGATTCCAGAAAACGTATCAAAAGATATCATAGATACATATGTAAACAGTAAACCTACTGGCGACAAGATGTCGATCATGAATTATTTGATTGAGAACAAATGTCGTCTACTACTTGACGAACTAGAGGATTTTTAAATGGCTTCAAAACTTATCACTGAATTGTTGGACGAGATCAATAAGGATCCGTCTGTTATTACCAAACATGCTGGGAATGGTGCGTTACGTTTGTTATTCGAGCATGCGTTTGATCCAGCAAAGAAATTTAATCTACCAGAAGGTGCTCCTCCATACAAGGAAGACGCTGCACCAATCGGCATGAGTCCAGGTAACTTGCATATGGAAATGCGCAAGTTGTATATCTACTGCCGTACGGACTTGACAGCGATTCGTCGTGAAACTTTGTTTGTTCAGTTGCTGGAAGGTATCCATCCGTCAGAGGCTAAGTTGGTTCTTGCTGTTAAAGACCAAGAGTTGACGAAGATGTATCCAAAGATTACACATAAGTTGGTACACGATGCTGGTATGGTTGCTGTTGCTCCTACTGTGAAAAAGGAGAAGGCACCAAAAAAAGAACAGGCTCCAAAATCTGGAGCGGACCAAAGCTAACTCTACTTGAGAGACTTAAAAAATATTATGAAACAAAAATGGGTTGATGCGTTTATGGATACGGCTGAGAGATTTGCTCAGCTGAGTTCTGCCAAGCGATTACAAGTTGGTGCTGTAGTCGTTAAAGACGAGCGCATCACTTCTATTGGTTACAATGGCACACCTGCTGGATGGGACAACAACTGCGAATATGTTCAGGTTGTTGAAATGGATAACAAATTTGATCAAGTACTAAAAACCAAGCCCGAAGTGATTCATGCTGAAGCCAATGCCATCTCTAAGTTGGCAAAGTCTTCTGAGTCTGGGGAAGGTTCTTCTATCTTCATCACCCATGCTCCTTGTGTTGAGTGTGCCAAGTTAATCTACGGTGCAGGTATTACTAAAGTTTACTATCGCACTGCATATCGTGATAGTATTGGTATTGACTTCTTGGCTAAATGTAATATTGAAGTTGAACAAGTATGAGTGTTACTAAACACGAATGGTGGGTAACTCCTATCTGGGAAATTGATACTGAATTCAATGAAGAATTCAATCAATTGCTGTTGAAGGAAATCAGTATGTGTAAACAAATCCCTGGACATATGTTCAACATCTGGGATTATACCACACCTGCTATCAATACACTAAAGCATAAAATCATTTCATCTGCACGTGAACACGCTTCTGAATATTTCCCAAAGTCTTTCGGGTATAATCCTGATGTAACTCGTGGTTGGGTCAATCGTCAAATGCCTGGAGACGAACTTGCTCTGCATGACCATGGTGGTTCTCTACTATCAGCTACCTATTATATTACCGCACCTGAGAAAAGTGGTGATCTTAAAATGGTTGACCCACGTGGCGGTGTTAATTGGGAATGGATCCAAGAAGGTAACATCTCAGGAATCAAGTACAAACGTATTACGCCAGTTGCTGGTAAACTTGTATTGTTCCCATCCTATGTTATGCATATGGTTGAGACCAATCGTTCGCACGAAGTTCGAATTAGTTTAGCCACGAACATTTACAATAAACGATGATCAATAAAGACTTAGGTTATTATCTTTGTGGTGGAGTTGAATTTGCATCGAAGATTGATGCTTGTATCTACGGTAAGACTGCCAACAAACCAGTTGAGTGGATCTTCCATAATGACACATTTGAGAAGTACCCGTGGAACATAGAGCCAACTGAAACTCTGGATCAATTATACGATCGCAGAGCCAGAGAGTTGCGTGAACAATACGATTACGTAATTCTTAGCTTCAGTGGTGGTTCAGACACTAACAACATTCTTGAAAGTTTTATACGTCAAGGTTTACACATCGATGAAATTGTTACTAATCATATTAGTGATGCTACTAAGTCAACGACTGTGCTCGACCCTAAAGTCACAAGCAGTTGGAACTTCGCAGCAGAACATCATCTACAGGCTGTACCACGTCTAAAGTACATCAGCGAGAAACTGCCAAAGACCAAGATAACAGTTCTCGATGTCAGTCAAGTTGTATTGAATTCAATGAACACTTTTGATGATGTTGACTGGGTTCACGGTAGAAACGACCACCTATCAATTGGTCAACTATTCCGCTACAACTACTTTCACTTTGACTCAATCAAGAAGCAGTTTGATAAGAATTTAAAAATCTGTATCATCGTTGGACTTGATAAACCCAAACTGGTTATCCGTGCAGATAACACTTTCTGGATCTACTTCCCAGATTCAGTTGTCAATATCACAACTATCAATGACTTCAATTCAGACTACACCAATCTGAAGACTGAATTATTTTATTGGAGTAAAGACACACTACCCATGTTGGCAAAGCAAGCTCACACTGTGAAGAATTGGTTGGAAGCCAATCCAAAGTTTCAACAGTATTGGAAGTCTAGCACCTTTGCCACAGTTAGAACGCATCAGGAACAACTACTACGTCCACTAATTTACAGCACATGGGATAACAACTGGTTCCAAGTAGATAAGTCCACGAGTTGGTTCAATACGGAGTTTGATACTTGGTTCAGAAACGACCCCAACATGAAGAAAGAGTTCGATGCATGGAAACGTGGTATCGACTATTTGGCAGAACAACTTCCAGAATACATAACATATGATGGTAAAGGTAACGCTGATGCCATGAAACAATTTAAACACGAATACTGTATCGGTAGAATGAAACCGAACTTTTTACTATGAATATTGCACTACTATCTCCATCATCGAGCTACCAACACCTCGCCAAGAAATTTATTGAGCAAGGACATACCGTAGATTTGTTGCTGGAACAACCAGTCAAGTTTACACAGATGCCAAAGTTCTTTATGGCATCGGGTATTCCTGTGTGTAGAAGTAAAGACACGCACATGATGTTGAACAGTAACAAGATTCCATACTTCTTTGTGAATAACCAGTGCACTGAATTTGAGAACGATAAGTTCCTGACAAAGAAGATGCTACAATCACTTAACATCCCAACTGCAAATGGAGTCTTAGTTTCTCGTGAAGAGTTGAAGCAGAATTTTAATAGATACCAATTGCCTTTTGTCGTGAAGATAAACTATGCTTATCAATACGGCAGACAAACTGTAGTAGTCACGGAAGAGAATAAGGAAGACGTGTATAAGTCCATGTTCACCCATGGATTGTTCCATGTGAAAGATGATGCCAGTATTGTACTTGAAGACTTTGTTGAGCTTGATCGAGAATACTCATATCATGCCTTGTTCAATTTCAATAGCTGGAGATTCTTCGGTGCTGCCAGAGATTACAAGAAACTTGAAGATGGCGATGTTGGATACAACTCTGTAAGCTGCGGAGCTTACTCGACACAAGACGTAGACAAGGTTGTCCATGAATACGCCGACAAGATCTACAGCTACTTCAAGAAAATCAAACTCAACTATCGTGGGTTTATCTTTCTTGGTATTGGTGTAAGGAAAGACGGAACACCGATAGTTCTTGAGATCAACACAAGAAGCGGAGATCCAGAACTGCAAGTTATGGTTGAGTGCATCGACAACGATCTTGCTAGTTTGTTTGCAAATGCCAGCTGCGATTTTCGTATACCAGAAATCAAGTTTAATGGTAAACAAGCTGTTACGGTTTCGTTGTTGAATACTTACTACGACTGGACTATCAGAGCATACGATCTACCGAACCTGAAAGATGTTCCAAGTAACATTACTTACAGCTTAGACTATCCAAGCGATTACCTTAAACATGGTGTCCTGACTGCAGTTGCTAATACAAGACAAGCTGCAAGTAAACTCATCTACACCTATCTTGATACGCAACACGTTGGTCAATACCGCTACAGAAAAGACATAGGAATATTGGAATGAATAATGTTAAACAAACAACTGACAAATCAGGGGAAGTTTTGCTATTGATGAAGTCTGATTCTTTGGCACACACTCCAGTTCTTCCATTGATGCTACGAGTGTACGCTGAGATCGTTGAGAAGGGTTTCGCCCAACCGATCATCACATTCAATAATTCAAGTAGAGTTGCATGGGCAGAACGTAAGGATGGTACTGTTCTTGGTGGAATCTGCTACGAGTACCGATCAGATGTTAAGTGTGGTTGGCTGATTCTTAGCTTTACAGCTGAGACTGAACGTGGTAAAGGTATCAACGCTCTTGTGCATGAAGTTTATGAATCTGAGTGTAAGCGTCTAGGTGCCACTCATCTATCCAGCTTTGTCAACCTAAATAATGAATCCAGATTAGAATCTCTAAAGTCTGTTGGTATGATTCCACAAATGTACAAAACCTTCAAGTCCCTATGATAACAGTCACAGAAAACGCAAGTAACAAAATTACAGATCTGATTCTTGAGAACCAAGAGACACACTTACGGATCTCTGTTCAAGGTGGTGGATGCTCAGGGTTCTCCTATGCGTTCAACTTTGGTGACAAAGAAGAAGATGACTTTGAATTTGGCAATGTTCTCGTTGATGCCATGAGCATGCAATACTTGCAAGGTGCAACAGTTGACTACGTCGAAGAACTTATGGGAGCATCGTTTAAGGTGGCAAACCCGAACGCCACTGCTACTTGTGGTTGTGGCTCTTCTTTCGCAGCATAAAAAATATTTTCAAAAATACTTTACTTT